CCAATAGTCAGTCCATCAGCAACCACAGTACCCGTTACGTCGATACCGCTGGAGGTGGTGGAAAGTTTGGTGGAGTTGTCATATTTAAGGTTTGATGACCCATTAGCAATAAAATGGGCCATCGTTTCAGAGCCGTTGCCATTCTGGATAAATACACTTCCACTACCTTGGAGTTTTAAACCTCCTGTACCAGCGTCTCTAACAACACTGTTAGTCCCATCGTGATACACCTGCAAATCTGCCGATGCACCAAAGGTCGCCTTTACGTTGTCGCCGTGAGCTACATCACCAGTGAACGAACCTGTCGTAAAACTACCAGCCGCAGGTACGCTGCCGCCGATCACAGTGCCATCAATAGTTCCACCGTCAATGTCGATACTATTAAGGTTTACGCTTGCTGCATTTGTAGCAGCTTCGCTGGCGCTGGTGGCAGCAGCACTAGCAGAGTTAGCCGCATTCGTCTCTGACGTTGCAGCAGCAGTCTCTGATGCAGCCGCGTTGGTCTCAGCGGTCTCCGCGTTAGTCTCAGCGGTCTCGGCAGCGGCCTGTGCAGCTTGCGCATCACTCGCCGCAGTTGTCGCAATGCTCTCAGGTGCTACCCAAGCTGAACCTGAGTAGAACTTCAGAACACTGTCAGTCGTGTTGAAGTAAATATCGCCAGCGGTCAGTGGATCGCCATCATTGTCTACAGTCGGGTCAGATGCCTTTGGGCCAAGATACTGATCGCCAAACTGGTCGAAGATGCTTTCGGTCGCAGCCTGTGCCGCCTCCGCACCTGCCTCCGCTGTTTCCGCGCCAGCCTGTGCAGCTTCAGCAGCAGCTACAGCAGCCGTAATCTCTGGCCTGATGTCGGATGTTGAAAACCCAATGCCATCGTTGGATGTAAACGTGATTACACCTGTGCTTGAACTATAGCTGCCACCAGTAAACCCATCACCCTTTGGGCCACGACCAGCAGATACTTCCAAAGTGGCATAGGTCGAGCCATCTGTAAGAGAAACAACATCAGATGACCCTGCACTGCTGATGCTTACCGTGTAAATAGCCATGCCCTAGTCCCTTGTGATGTCTGCGAGTACATCAATCGTGAAGGTCTGCGAAGAATTAACCTCGCCGCCGCCCTCAATGAACTCAATGTCAGAAAGATATTGCTGGATTCCCCAGGTCTCAGTCTGGGCGGCAGTCGCACTCAATGTGAACTCGCCAGCCGCAGCGTCGGTCTTGGTTACAGTTAGAGCCTGCAATAACGCATCATCAGAGCCACGCACTTGCGAAGTGATGGTGAAGTTCGTGATGTCTACTGCGTTGCCCTCGTTTTCAAGAGTGCAGGACAGCTCAAATGTGTCTCCGCGCTTGTGGGTAATAGTCGCCATTTACAAGTCTCCAAAGGTTGACTGCACGTTATCACAAAAGGTGGCAGTAGTAAATCAAGACGGTCTCTCCGGCCACACCACATTACTAGGGTCAGTCGTGCTTGCGGGCAAGTCCCTCAATTGCTGACGGTAAGTGGCCCATGCAGCTTGATCGACGGGTGCATCAGCTACTTGCGTCCAGTCAGATGACTTTAACAGCAAATCCCTCTGTGACCTTAGCTCGTCCATTAGTCTGTCGTTATATTCAACAAGGGCGTCACCACTGACAGGGGAGACAACCCCGTCAATCAGCATTGTATCTTTACCATGCGAACCCTCAATCACTTGCTGATTATCTGCCAGCAAGGGGACATCACTTTCATAGGTGCAATTTGCATGACCTAACCAGTAGCCGCTTGAGTCGTATATTGTATATTCCATGTCACGCCTTAAATGTTATAAGTGAACAGGCCAATGTATAATTCAAAGTGCCGCCGTTCCCACGGGTTATGTTAAAGCCCATGTTTCCGCTAGAGGAAGTCGCCGTAGCCGTGCAGGTGTTTGAATATGTGGTTGTATTTTCTGTAAATCCACCAATGCTTTGGGTGTGAGCTAAGGTCACGTTGGAACCTGTTGGCGTTATTGCACATGTTGAGTTTTCCCTTGAGTTTTGAAATGTCCCATTTATTACGCAGAGCATACTTGAGCCAACAGTTACCCCGCTAAAGGAAACATTTACAGTCAAGGTCTGACCGGTGCTGCTACTTACAGCAGTAGTCCCCGCCACACCAATCCCCGGTAACCTTGCCACATCCAATGTACCAGCGGTAATTTTATCTGCGGCTATGTTGCTGATCTTAGCATTGGTTATGATAGCGTCAGTGATCTGCGCTGAGTTGGTAATAACCCCAGAAGTTGCCAGCAAGCCACCCGTGATGGTGTTGGCGACAATCTTGTCACCTGTGATCGTTTGACCATCAATTTTATTGCCAGTGATCTCATTTGCACCAATCTTGTCACCAGTAATAGTACCAGCCGCAATCTTATCAGCAATAATAGCACCAGCATCAATCTTTGCAGATGTGATAGCATTGGCGGCAATCTCGTCTGATGTGATAGCCCCTGCTGCAATGTTACTTGCCGCAATCGTATCTGCCGCGATTTCACTTGAGGTAATACTACCTGCGGCAATCTCAGAGGCTGTAACGGCATTAGCTGCAATCTTAGCTGTTGTTATGGCGTTGGAGCCAACCTTGGTTTCTGTAATAGCCCCAGCGGCAATAACGTCACCTTGGACTGCACTCACGGCTATCTTAGCGTTAGTAACGGCGTCATTAGCCAGCTTTAGGGTATCAATTAGGCCATCTGGTATCTGTGCATCTGCAATAGCCCCCGTTAAGTCACTGAAGTCCTCAGCACCGCCAACGACTTGCTCCCATACAGAACCCGTCCACTGGTACAGCTTGCCATCAGTACGGTTAAATACCTTTTCACCAACAAAGCTGCCTGAAGCCGGGAGTGATGTAACATCCTCAATGGCATAAAGACCTTGCTCAGTGAACAAGCTATATACACCATTCTCAAAGTCAGGGTCATCGAGGAAGGTAGTAGTCGCAGATACCCCCGATGTAAAAGCTGACTTATTGGCGCTGAAATCAACAGACTTTAAGAAGTAGTATTTAGTCTGATCCACATTCAGGTTTGATCTTATAAACTCACTACCACCCGAAACGCCAACAAGAGAAGCACCCGAAGTTGTATTTGTGTCGTTCTCCCAAACCTCCACATGCTTCAAGTCAGCATCCGCTGGGTTAGTCCAGTTGATCGTGATGTATCTAAAACCACCTTGGGCAGTAATACTGGTAGGAAGACCGGGTGCTGTAGTATCGCCACCGCCAGTAAGGTTGACCGTAGCAAAAGCTCCCTTAACGCCACCAGCCGACACTGCGCGCACTCGGAAGTTATATTGCACATTGTCGATAAGTGGCGAGATTTCAATTGTATTTTGAACGGTGGTTGTGCTGGCGTAGACCGTATCGCTGGCGGCTTTCCACTCAATGTCGTAATATTCAACAAATGAGCTATCAGCGGCATCCCAGGATAGAATAGCCGAGTTTATAAACGTGCCGTCGCCCTGAGTTCGTCCGCCAGCTATAGCAGTCAGGTTCTGAACAGCCAGACCAGCATAAGGATCAGGCAAGTTAGTGTTATTGCCAATGATGTCGCTTTCTTCAGCGTTCCAATCGAATGCAGCCTGGGAGGTCTCTTGTAGAGTCAGGCTGACACGAAGATCGCCAGCGTCCTGGTTGGATGAGAACTTCCAACCGATCACCTCAAACTCTTTTTCGTCAAAGCCGTAACGAGGATTAGTGAATGCGATGATGTCACCAACCTCAACGTTGAACGCCTCAAACCCAAAATCTGCGCTGATGGTCATCTGTTCACGCCCACGATAGAGCGTCATCTTGGCAATCCGCTGCGCTGTCGCCGCGCTGGTCGTAAACGGAAGCGGCAAGTCTAGCAGAAGCTCATCGCCGCCATCTTCTGTTTTGAACGTGCTGCTTTTGATTGCAGGATAGTCACCCGTGATAAAGTCAGCCGAAGCGTCGTTGAACGTACCCGTCACACCGTTGAAGCTGTCACGCATTGTTGTCCGAGTGCTTAAATTTATTTCACTTCGCAGATCGTCGAGAGTTAATGTTTTGACGGGTGAGCTGTACGCGCCAACCTTTAGCTTCCAGTAACCAGAACCCCAGAACAACGTGCCAGCGCAGGCGGTGGACATCTGGCCAAGAACATCACCTATAGGGGAACTGGCCTTGATTATGCCGTTGATGGTGTATCGCTTCTCAGTGCCGCTGCCACTTAGCGTCACATCCTCATCGCTTTCGTTTGCGGCAATCTGAAAGCTCGTATCATCAATGGCGTTGTCATTTAAGCCATAAGTGCTAGTAATGAAGTCTCGAATGCAAAGCGCCGCGTTGTTGCTGTATGCGATTGTTGATGTTCTCGGGTCGTAAACCTTCTTGCCCTTGACCAATGCCGTTATCAACGGAACTCCGCTGGCAAACACATTGCCATCATATTCGTATCGGACATAAAGGTAAGCAATACCATTGCCGACGAAGTCAGATGTCAGTGCATCTGAACCTGTCAGCTCTGACTCGGCAAGCAAGTCAGCGGGTGCGCTTGTCTGACTGCCATCAAACTTCTGAATGCGGATG